GTAACGTAAACCCTTTGAGTTTCGGCACTCTTGGCGTTACTGGCTCTTGGCTCGTACCATTTTTGTACCACTTTCTAGCGATTTCAGCTTATCAAGCTCAGCCCAATCATTCGGCGAGTTGATCCACTTCGCGTACGTCGAAAGCAGCACTTGCACGCTATGCCCGAGTTGCGCGGCGATGAATGCCGGGTTCATGCCGGCCATCAGGCACATGGTCGCGTACGTGTGGCGCGTGTCGTACATCCTGCGGCGCCTGATGCCAAGCTTCCGCAGAGCTGCCAGCCAGTAACGTTTTTTTGACTTGTCTCGGAGCGGATGAACATCTCCGAACGGTCACCCGTCCCACTGGGTGCGAACACGTAATCTGAACGCGCCTCGGTGAGCGGCCTGGCTTTTTCGAGCGCATGCAGGGCGCGATCGTTCAATAAAACTTTCCGGCCGCGCTTCGTTTTGGTGCGATCCTGGATCACTCCACGGATCTGAATGCGGCACACGTTGGCAGTCTTTCCACGCCTGTCGATCTCGCTCCAGCGCAGAGCCATCACCTCGCCAGGCCGCATACCGGTGTAGAAACAGAACTCGAAATACGCCGCGTAAATTGCCGTCAAACCGCTCGTCGTTTCGTACAGATGGGCAATGATCGAATCCGCTTCCTCTTTGGTGAAAGGGTCGACTTCACGCTTCGGCACTTTGGCGCCCGGGATAGACAGGGCCGGGTTTCGAACGATCAACTCGTCCGTCACCGCCTGCTGGAAGATCGACACCAGCAGACCGACCACGCCCTTGCGGCGTATCGGAGAGGTCCACTTGATGTCGTTCATGATCTTGCGCAAATGCACTGACGTGATGGTGTCGATCGGCTTCTCGGCCAGGTACGGAACCCAATACACCTGCAGGGCAGAGCGGTAGTTCTTCCGAGTACCTTCCACGATCTGCAAGCTATTGAGCCAGTCCTGCGCGTAATCGAAGAAGATCGGCGTAGCTTGCTCTTGCACCACCACGCTGCGGGTGTTGGGGAACAGCTCGGCGTACTTCTCTGTCGTCAAAGCGCCGAGCTTGTCCAGCCCCTTTACTTGAGCACGTAGACTCGCTGCTGCTGCGATCTTTCGGGGTCTGAGGGAGGGGGAGCGTCTCGCAGCACCGCTTCTTGTTCCAGGTGAAACGAATTCGGATTGCCCGCCCGACAAGCTCGACTCCGGCCGGCAGGTCCACAGGCTTTCGATCCATTCGTCATATCTCCTTTTGCTGTACATGATCCTGCCGTTGATCTTCATCCACACCCAGTTGGGGATGATGCCTTTCTCGCGCTTACGCTGAAGCGCCTTCGCTGTGCACCCCACCAACTCGCCCATCCGTTTCTCGGTGACCTTGTCGTGCACATGGTCGTCGGGCAGATTCTCTGCTGCTGCCATCGCTATTCCTCCTGACGCGTCAGGTTTTGGTTGTCACGCTGATCTGTCACGTCAGTCGGCCGGCGCAGATCTCGCCGCGCATTCACCGCCCGCAACACAGTGTTAACTGCCGAGCTGATCCGCGCTTTCTGAACCTCGGTGAGCTGCTCCACTGGGATGTCGGCATAGTTGCTATCCAGGTGCAGTGCATCGCATGCCGATTGGAAGTCCGAGGCGTGCAGATGGCCCTCGGCGCTCTTTGCCCGCTGGCGCCAGTAAGCAGCCCGGTCATGCAGCGCTTCAAACTCGGCCAGCAGGGCGAGGACATTGGCCGGATTGGCGCCAGCGATGAAAGCCGCATTGGCGCGGCACTCTTCATCCGTTTTAACCCGGCAGTTGGCGAAGGCCTCCGCGATCATCCCGCTGTTCTCATGCGCCACGTAGGCGTATAGGAGGTGGCCGTGCTCATTGAAGTATTCGCCTTCCGTGACCCACTGGCCAGGTGTGGCGCGTTGAGCCAGCGCCTTCAGCTTTGCTTTATCGATGGTCATGCCCGCTCTCCCATAGCCTGCTTCATCAGCGCGTACGTTTTCGGTGCGCGGCTACCCTTGCGCCAGTCCAGGCCGACCTCATCAAGGAAGCACTGGCTGATTTCCTCCCAGTGGCTGGCCAGTCCTGCCCAATCCTTCCCGTGGCAGACCATCTCGCCCATACGGGGCTTCCACTCAGGGATCAATTCAAGGAGCTTGATGCAGCGGTTCAGGTCGTCTGGATCGAGCGGATAGTCGAAGTAGCCGTTCTTCGGCGTCAGTCCCAGCATGTGGTCGTGAATAGCTCGCGACGACATGCCTACCTCGCCGTCACGCACCCACGCAGCGGCACGCTGCTCGACGGTCTTGTCAGCGCCCGGCATGGTGGTGTCGTAGCCAAGTGGACAGCCGGCCCTTTCCAAGGCGTCGACGCAAGCCTGCTCGAAAGTCCTCTGGCTGACCCGGCCTTGGATCAGGTCGTTCATGGTCGGCGTGATGGCGTCCAGCTGGCGCTGGTTCAGTTTGTGTTCGCGCAGCACAATGCTCATGCCCGACCTCCTGCCAATTCTGCCAGCTCAGCCACCAGCGCCTCAGTGCGCCCGTAGAACTTCCCGGCGTCCTCGTTCACGAACCGTTCGAGCACGGTAGCCACGGCTTGCTGGTTGGCCAGGCCGCGCAGATCGGCGCTGGCCACGGCTGCATCGGTCGATGGCTCATGTACGAAGGTCTCTTGGCTGATCACCAGGGTGCGCACCGGGCGAATACCCTTGCACTTGCTGGCCCAGTTGGTAGTCGGTGTACACCAGGGCAGCATGTGTAGGCACCAAGAGCTTCCGGCGGAGTTCTGCGTGCTGGACCAGTAGTCCATGTGGGTGAAGGCCTGGGTCGGCCCGCCGGCACGGAGAGCGCTGTAGTAACGGTCCCAGTCCGGCAGTTGGAGAAGGTTCGCCCGCATGACCTGCAATTGCTCAATACTTGGCAGATGCCACCCTCGCTGCCCACGGATGGTCATTCCAAGCACCTTCCGGGCGATCGCACTACCGGCCTCGGCCATGGCGCGGGTGTTCTCCAGGCCGTCATGGAACGACAGGCGCCGCGGACGTTCACGCGCGGGCCGGGTTGCTCCCACCACTGGGCAGCGGTCTCGAACTCACGGCCGGCGTCGATGACAGCGTGCTCGGCGCCGTCGAAGAAGATCCGGCCGGCGAAGAAGCCGCCGCTCAGGGGCTGACCCACGGCGGGGAGGGCGGCGGGGTTGATTGTGCGGCGCTTGGTCATTTTGCAATCCTCGGTTTGCCCGTAACTACTCGACTGCCATCGGCGTCATGGACCGTCACCGTGGGCGCATTCCTCACCATTGAGCCGTCGGGCATTTGGGTGTAGGTGGGAATGCCGTAGAACGGCCCATCAGGCGCGAACGGGTCGGGCAGGGCGCCAGGGTTGTCCAGCAGCATCTGCTCGAACTGGCGCATGCAGGCGTTGAACAGTGGGCCGTCCTTGAAGTCAGGCTGATTGCGTCCAGATTTGGTGCTGGCGCTGTCTTCTAGCCGGCCACGAATGCCACTCCGGAGAGCGAGCCCCTGGCTTCGCAGGCATACTTGGCAGCCTCAGATCGATGCACCGGGTTGACCGCCAAGACATCAAGGATGGTGTCGAGGCCGTGCACGATGGTCAGGTAGTCGTCGGCCCGAAGCAGCCAGTCCGCGATCGCCAGGAAATTATTCCGACGACTCTTGCGACGAGCGTCACGCTGCGCCTCCAGCTCTTTCACCTTGCTGACGGTGAACCGCATGCCCGTGCTAGCCACCTTGATCTGCTCGGCGTAGTAGGCATGGTCGTTCTCACGCTCGGCGCACATATGGCGAGCAGCGCGTCGAGCGATAATCAGGGAAATCAACGGCTCGACGTTGCCACGGTTGGCCAGCTCAAGCAGCCGGCGGGCATGCTCAGGTTTCATTCGCATGGGAACCCCCGAAAGTGATCGGCCAGCACCCGTCGCCCGTCCAAGCCGCAGGCCGTGGAAAGGTCGATGACTTGGCCAAAGGTGGTTTCACGATGCTGCAGGGCATCCCACAGCAGCAGTAGTAGGCCGGCCTGATTCATGGCTGCTGCTCCTGCACCACCTGCTGCTGCAAGGCCTCCAGGCGCAGGGCAGTGTCGATCTCCTGATCCAGCTCTTCGGCGGAGAACCAGTTGTCGCCGCGAACCACCAGCAGGTCCTCGTCAGGATCTTCGATGCGCTCGCGATTACGCAGCCAGCGATACCGGCGGGCATCGGCAGCCATGCGGACGTGCTCATCGATGTCGAAATCTGGAGCCGAAACTAATGGAGGAGCATTTTTTTTCCGCTTCTTCACTAAATTCCTCATTCGGTGTCCCGTCTATCAGATGTGAGGGCGCTGCGGGCCGGCCCTGTGACAGGTTCAGCACCAGCTCAATCTCAGCCAAAGCATCCTCAGCTTCTCGCCACATTTCCTCGCTAGGTGTCATTCCGTGCCCGGCGACGGCCATTAAGCCACCTACTTTCACATCAATTCGCTTGAGCAGGTTTGCCATCTCCGGAGCAGCCAGAGCCAGGTGCTTGTCCACGACCAGAGCCTCTTCCAGCAGCTCAATATCGCTTTGCAGGTCGCCTAGGCTGGCGCCGGCGATTACCGCCAGGCCACGACCGATAGAGACGTGGGCCCCGAGCAGAGCGAAAGGCTGGACCTGACCTAAGCTGCCTCCTTCTGGCGCCTTGAGAACCAGGCTGATGCGATCAGGCGTCAACATACGCACCCCCAGTTCCGGCCTGCAGGCCAGCCAGGAAAATCAGGTAGTCGCCGTGGGTGCGGTCGTCTACGAAGCCGCTCACCGGACCTTTTTCCAACTCGGCCGCGCTGGCGCCGATCGGATTGGCGGCAATAAACAGGTCGCGAGGATCGACATACGCTGTCCCGGCCTCGGAGCTTGGGGCGGTGGATGGAAGATGATCGCCCTGGGCACGGATGCGCTCGAAGATTTCCTGGCGATGCACGGACACGCCGGCCGGGGCTTCGACTCCGACTCGCGTTTGCATACCCTTTACGCCGAGAATGGTGATAGCGATGTCGTTGTTGATGCGGATGGTTTCGCCTACGCGGCGGGTGAGGATCAGCATGTGGTACTCCTTGTGTGGGTAAGGGGTGGTGCCCATCACCACCCCAATGGCCTTACTTGACGCCGATGAAGGGGAGTGGCGCCTGACCGCCGGTGTAGGTCGGTAGCTTCCCGTCCCACTTTTCCACCGCGTTCAGGGTCACCACATCCGGGTTGGCACGCAGGGCTTGGGCACGGACCTCGATTGCCTTGGCGTCGGCCTGAGCGATCAGCAGCTTGGCGTCTGCCTCGCCCTGCGCTCGTGCTCGTTCCTTGTCGGCCTCAGCCTTGGCCTGCGCTACCTCATTGCGGCGCTGTTCGGCCATCTGAGTTGCCTGGATCTTGGCGTTCAGGCTGTCGGTAACCTGCGGCGGAAGCGCCAGATCGGAGGCGTAGTAGATCCGCTCCAGGTTGATCCCGATCGGCTCCACTTGAGCACGGACGCGCTTCTCTACTGCAATGAGCAGGTCGGCCTTCCCGGCGCCATACACGCTTTCAACTGGAAGAGTTGAGGCCACATCGTTGAACGCGTCGCGGACCATGTTGCGCAGGAACTTGTTAGTGATCTCGTCAATGCCAGCGCGGTATTTCTGGAACAGGGTGGTGACCTTGTCCGGCGCGACGGCATAGGTGATGCCCACGTCACCGCCCACTTTCATGCCCTCGACGGTCTGGAACGTGATGGTTTCGGCACCGGTCCAGGTTTCGGTCTGGGTGAACGTCGGGAACAGGTACAGCTCTTCGTTGATGCCGACCCAGTACTTGCCGGTACCGACTTCCTTGAGCTCAACGCCTTTCTCCGAGCCGTATAGGTTGACGATGACCCCGACATTGCCGGCCGGAACCTTCGAGCAGCCTCCCAGGACGGCTAGAGCACACAGCGATACAGCAGCGAGTAAACGCTTCATTGGTCTTCCTCTTTGGTGATTGCCGCAGAAGTGCGGCGCTTGTTGAAAATGTGGTAAGCGAGGGTGATGGACGCGATCAGCCAGATGACGACCAGCGCAAAGCCGATGATCACCAGGCCGTCCGACTTGCTGCTGATCAGCTGGTGCGATGAAGCGCAGCACGGCCAGCGAAATGACCAGGTACAGAAAGGCGCAGGTCAGGTTGATCAGCAGGTCCAGCGTTTTGATTGAGGGGTGCTTCATCACTTTCTCCAGGGCGAGCGAAGGCCCGCCGCGTTTGTTGGCTTTCGCAAAAGTCAGGGTTGGATCAGGTCAGGCTGGCAGCGTTACGCCACCGCCAAGGCGCATTCAGCGCGCCGGGTTGCTATACGGGTTTCAATCTTGCGCTCGCCACTGTTGCCGCCACGACGGACGCGAAGCATCTGGTCATCGCCGATCATTCCGTGGATGGCCATCAGCAAGGCCAGGGCGGTGGCAGCTGCTGATGATCCCGCGCCGAAATGCCTCCGCCACCAATGCAGTACGCTTGGTCATGCCCACTTGGTGCCCAAGGCCATCATGCGTTTCTTGACGCCGTCCTCGCTGATCCCAAGCGCCCGGGCAACTTCCTTACCTGAAGCGCCACCAGCGATCGCCAGCAAGCACTCCAACTCACGCGGTGCAGCGCCCTGACCCAGGAGGCCTTGCCAGTTGCCTACGGTGATTGAGGTTGCTGGGGTCATGCTTGGAAACTCCATTGCAAGTGCGATGGAATCAAGAGTACCAATTGGTAAATCTTTGTCAATCGAATGGCCGAAAATTTACCAAAAAAAACCCGCCGTAGCGGGTTGTCTTGTTGATGTCAGCTATGTTCTTGATCCGCTCCAGATGTAGACGACACGCGCTACCACCGAGATTCGGTCCATCATGTCATGGGGTATGCGGACCTCTTTGAACTGCGGATTATCGGATAGGATACGGATCCCATCCATGTCCAACTGTATGCGTTTGATAGTGAGTACGCTGCCAATACGGACTACATAGACCGCATCGTATAGAGCCTCTGTCACCCCAACATCCACGACAAGGAGGTCACCATGCTTGATGGTTGGAGCCATACTGTCCCCGAGCCCTGTTGACATGCGTAGATTCGAAATGTCCGTCATGGACATGGATCTTCGCAGCCACGCCAGATCAAACACGGCAGTCCTAATAGGGGTTTCGCTTTCAGCGCCTTGCGCGTGCTTTCCCCAGCTTTCAGGGATCTCGAGCACGGGGATTGTGACGTTGTAGAACGGATACTCGTGGTCGTCAGTCGAGTCCCAGTTTCTCACGTCTATAGGCTCAGAGATTGCTGCAGCGCGGGATTGAGCGTCGTTTACCGCTGATATGGCCAGCTCCAAGCCTTAGGATCATCTAACCATCCATTGGGCAAATGACACATGCCTTCAATCTGCCGCGCCAATGACTCCCCAATATTCCTTGAGTGCGCTGGATTGTCAGAAAACAGCCTGGCCACGTAGGAGGGAGAGCGCTCAATGGCTTCCGCGAAGGCTGATTGCTTTCCGCCAAAGCGTGTCAGCACGAGCTCCCGTAGCCGGAGCCTGCGTACATTTCTGATCTGGTTCGAGTCATTAGTGTCCATGCTTGACTGTACCTTTTATTTCCCTTTTGGAAAATTACCTTGAAATGGTGCATGAATCAGGTAGCCTGCGACATAAATGCACCAATAGGTAAATCTGAATGAACCTATCCGAGTACCTTTCGCAGCTCCCGCGGGGCGGCAAGAAAGTCCTTGCGCTCAAGCTTGGCGTGACAGCGTCGTATTTATCGAGGCTCGTCTCAGGCGACAGGGCGATCACTGCCGAAAGGGCTCTGCAGATTGAAAGCGCTACTGACGGCTCGTAAGCCGCTGCGTACTTCGCCCGGATCTGCAGTGGGGCTTGGCTCGCGATGAAGAGCAGCTTTCCAAGGCAAAGGCCCTGCCGACCTTGAACGCAAATGTACGCTCAAGATCACGGCCAAGTCAGTCCCCTGAAGTGGCTGGCGTTTTATCCAGTACCGGAGGTGCGCAGTGAACAACGTGATTCCCTTCACCTATCAAGCAGCCGGTGCGCTTCACGACGGATGGCTGGCTTCATGCAACCAAGATTGCCGAGCGCTTCGGCAAGCGCATCGATCACTGGCTCGACAACGCAGAGACGTTGGAATACGTCCAGGCACTGGACGAGTTCCTGACAGGGCCGAATCGAATATTTCAGATACCCGGAATTCCGGGTATTTGAAAACTCGCCGTGGTAACGGTGGGGGAACGTGGATTCACCCGAAACTGGCGGTCGCATTCGCCCGGTGGCTGAGCGCAAAGTTTGCGGTTTGGTGCGACACGCGTATCGAAGAGCTTCTGCACGGCGCCCCATTGGCGATCGATAACTTCAACCGCGCCTGCAAACGGTTTGACGTGCGCGAGTCTAGCGCGAGCGCGGCCGGTCGCGAACTCAACAGTTGGCGCCGCGAAAAGCCAACGCTGCTGGCCGAGGTAGAGCGTGGGCGCCAGCTCCTGCAAATGACCTTCGGTTTTGATGACCCTGGTCATCACCCCCGAGAAAGCTGTCATGGGCAAGAAATACATGAGCTTGGAAGGCAAGGGCAAAATTCTTTTCAAGCCAGATCGGCCTCCAGGCCTTGATTCCGACTTTTTCTGTGAGAGCTTTGAAGGCAGGGGGAATTTGAATGATTAGCACAGACACCGCAAAGCCGCCTTAACCGAGCGGCCCCACCAATTTCTGCATATGGCTTAGCCCAAAAAGCAGAAAACCCGCTGCCAGGCGGGCTTCTAGAACCGACCTCTGCCAGGAGGTCATCGCTTCACATCACCTTGAGATAGGAGGATGCGCTATGTCGCACCCGAAAAATAGCAAACCCCGTGTTGCTGTGCAACAACCAAAGGAGAGCCTGAGCGATCTGCGGAGCCGCTTCCGTGCGGCCCACGGCGCTTACGGCATTGCCCGCGTGCTGCTGGAAGACCAGGCGCAGCTTGGCGAAATGCTGCTGCCACGCGACCGAGAGGGCTTGGTCAGTGCTCTCGAGTTCTGCACCCAGGCGCTCTACGCCCATCACGAGTACGCCTACCAAGACGCGCTCCCTCATGCCGCTGAGCAAGGGGGTGCCCAATGACTGCCTTCGTCACTCGCACCCAGGCATTCCTGGTCTCTGGCGTCGCGCTCCAGGTCAATCAAGGCACAAGCTGCTACCTGGCTATAGAGGCCGCAAGCACCATCCTGTCAGGCGTAAACGCGATGCTCGCTGGTCTCGTAGACGCAGCTCAAGACAATGCCAATGAAGTCTATGCGATCCGGGTTTTGACCCAGCAATGCGAGGCATTGATTGACGCTGTCGCTGGCTCTATCCGCGAAGCCGAAGACCTCGCGCCACAAAACCAACCCTCGCCAGTTCGTGGCGCGGAGGTATCCCAATGACCCCTTCAATCAGCGACCTGGGCGAAAAGGTCCTGTCCCGCCTGCGCGTGATCGAGAGCTTCGCCTCCATCCTCATGGACAACCATGCCTTTAAGGACGACCAGCAGAACGGGTTCGCGCCTCAGCTTGATTTCCATGGTGAGTCGGCCATCCACGAAGCGATGTACATGCTGGCCGAGCAAGCCCGGGACCAGTTGTCTCAGCTGATGAATGCAGCAGGGGAAGCCCAATGAAGACCCTTCAAAACATTGCTGATGAAGCCTACGACGACCTGATGGTGCTGCGGGAAAAGCTCAACGACTTCAAGACCATGTTCCTGGCTGTGAGCAAATTGCTGCCCGAGCCTGACACTGCAGGTCGCTTGGCCGGTATCGGGGCCATACAAGCCGAGGAGTGGGCGACCAATGCCGAGGAGTGGGCGCGAAAGATGGATGAAAACCTCCGCAACCTTGAAGCCCAGCAGCCCGTCGCGCCACAAAAACCTACCCCTGCAAAACGTGGCGCGGGAGGTGCGGCATGAAGCTAGTCACCATCCACAACACTCAGCTGCCCGTCGTCGAGTATCGCGGCCAGCGCGTAGTCACCCTGGCGATGATCGACCAGGTGCATGAGCGGCCGGATGACACTGCTGGTCGCAATTTCCGCGAGCACCGTGACCGGCTCATTGTCGGTAGTGACTACTACGTCATCGCTCGATCTGAAAACAGCGAAATTCGCGGTTTAGGTTTCGACGTGCCGAATCGCGGTTTGATCGTCCTGACCGAGCAGGGCTATCTGATGCTGGTCAAGTCGCTAACCGACGATCTGGCTTGGACGGTCCAGCGCCAACTGGTCAGCAACTACTTCAGGCCGGCACCAGCACCTGCTCTCCCTGGCGACTACATCACGGCCTTGGAGCACCTGCTGGCCACGAAGCGTTCTGAGCAGCTGGCGTTGGAGCAGCGTGACCATGCGATCGCCACCAAGGCGGAGATCGGCAGTCGGCGAGAAGCCACCGCCATGGCCACTGCATCAGCTGCTGTCCGCAAGGTCATGCACCTGGAGAACGAGCTGGGTCGTGGTTGCCAGCACGCCACCGTGACGGCGGTTGAAAAGGCCGCCCACCGAAGCTTCGGTGGCCAGGGTTTCCGTCCGCTCAAGAACTGGTGTGACATCCATGGGGTGTCCGCCCCGAAAGTCCAAGACCCTCGATTCGGCTGGGTTCGCTCCTGGCCTGCGGCCGCCTGGGCGGCTGTCTACCAAATTGACCTGGCCGAACTGTTCGGCGCTGCTGGAGAGCACCAATGAAGCCCAAGATGACCCACGAGCAATTGACGAATCAGATCGCTGAAGTGGCCATTGATTTCCAGCGCGCCGAGATACTGCGCAACTCGCTGAAGCGTGAGTTGAGCGCTATGTATGCGACCTACTTCCGCGCTCACGGCCGTCCCGGCAATGGTGAGCGCACCCGCTTCGATTTCGAAGACCCAGCGTATCGCGGGGTAGTCCAGTTCACCGAGGGCGCTTACAACCGTTGGTATGACCAGCGCGCCCTGACCACCAAGCTGAAAAGGAAGCTGCGCGGTCTCGTTGAACGCCTGGAGCGTGCCCAATGAGCAACGTACTGAACTTCCCAGAACCAGCCGAGATTGAGGTGATCAGCGAGGAGGCCTTCCGGAAGTACACCGACGCCGCCCTGCTGCTGAAGTGCTTCGAGGTCATCAAGGACACGCTCGACGTGATCAACGAGCCCGAGTACTCAATCGAGAAGGAGGACGACACTCACATCGACCTAATCCGGGCCTTCTACGCGCTCAAGGTGCTGTTCGCGCGCAAGACAGGTCATGACGCAGCTGTCGTGGCTCAAGACCACTGGGAGCCATTGGCCGGCACTTGCTGGAGGGAGCCCCTTACCCGGACCAGCTGATCCCGATCGCGGGCGCGTTCATCAGCCCAACCCCTCCAGATGGCTACTCCCACCTTGGCAACCTGGAGCTGGCCTGCGCCGCGTACAACGCCAGCGATAAGGTCAGGCTTGGCACCAACGCAACCCTGTCCGCTGACAACGCGCAAATCAAGGCGACCGTGGCCGTGGAGGCAATCAACGCCACCACCGCCCTTGGCATCCTGGTCCGCCGACTCTCCGGTGGCACGCTGACGGATATGGCGCAGGTGGTGAGCGGTATTACGGGTCTCTCATCGGAGACTCTCCAATGACCATTACCCCGAACCCAGCCCAGGAGCTCCCGCAGCGCGCAGGCGCAAAGATCATCAATGGACCTTGGCCAACCTACACCCAGTTCAAGGGCTTGCCCGAGCGCGAGCGCTGGACTATCTACGAACTGGCCAAGCTGGTCGGCAGGCCATGGAAGACAAGGGCTTCGAGATGACCGAGAGCTACGACGCCTTTGTGCGCCGAGTTACGGAGGAGCTTGACCTGTGAGCACCATCCTAATGACCGCCTGCTGGCCGCTCGAAATGAGCGCCGCCCAAAAGTCGGTCCTGATCTCGCTTGCGGATAACGCCAATGACGATGGCGTCTGCTGGCCATCCATTGCCAGGATCTGCGAGCGCACTTGCCTGAAGGAGCGGGCTGTGCGCAACGCGATCCGGTGGCTGGAAAGTGTCGGCTTGCTGGTGGCAAAAGAGCGCGCAGGGCGGTCGACCTACTACGTCGTAACCCCGGCATCTTATGCCCCCGGCATTAAATGCCCACCTGCACCAGATGCCGGGGACCCCGGCAGCACGTGCCCCCACCCCGGCACCAGATGCCGGACACCCCGGCACCAGATGCCCCCAGAACCGTAATAGAACCCAAAGGTGAACCATCAAGGAACCGTAAGAGGGGAAATGACGGTTTCACGATCGAGCAAATGCTTGAGTTGGCACCGCCTGATCTGACCGAGCAGACCGCCCGTGACTACTTCCAGTTCCGGAAGAAGAAAGGCCCGCTCAATACGACGATCTGGAACACCGTGCTGAAGGAGCTGGAGTCGTGCCGCCAAGCTGGCATCAGCTCCGACAAGGCACTGGCTGAAGCAATGACGGCTGGCTGGCAGGGGTTCAAGACGGAATGGCTTGTGAATCGACTCAAACAGGACGCTTGGAGCGCTCCAGCTACCGGATCGCGTAGCGCAGTACTGCAAGTGCCCTCCCATCACCAGGAGATGTACCCTGATGACCTCATCTAAATTCAGTCCAGCCCCAGGCGAGCGCGCCACCGGCATTGCCAAATGTGAAGCACCTGGTCATGGCCAGTACGAAACGAAGCAGGTCGAGCAGTTTGATGGAGGGTGGAAGGCGACTGAGTGCCCGCGCTGCCGCTGGGAGGCTCTGAACCTCCAGTGCGAGGACAGCGTGCGTGACGCTGCGTACGCTGAGAAGGAAGCCGAAGAGCTCAACCGTGACCTTTTCGCCACCGGCATCACGCCGCGCTTCCGGGGCTGCACGTTCGACAGCTTCATCACCAACGCTGAATCGGCCAAAGTCCGCGCCCAGTCTATTTGCCGGCGCTACGCCGAGGAGTTCGAAGGCACTACCGGGCTGGCCGCGCACTCATGCTACTGGGCGAGGTCGGGAACGGGAAAACTCACTTGTCATGCGCCATCCTGCAGCACGTTGTTCGGGAATACGGCGCCAAGGGCCTGATTGTGACTGCGAGGCAATCATGCAGGCCGTGACGGACAGCTTCCGTAGCAACGTAGGGCCGTCGAAGTCCGACCTGCTGGCTGAGTTGGCCGCTGTCGACTTGCTGGTGATCGACGAGGTGGGTATGCACACGCCCCGCGATGGCAAGGACTTCATGCCCAGCCTGCTGCATGAGGTTATCGACCGGCGTTATCAGCTTGTTCGCCCGACGGTCCTGATCAGCAACCAGGAGCGCGAGCAGCTGCCGAAGTACATCGGGCCGCGGGCCATGGACCGTCTGCGTGAGAACGGCGGCCTGCTGGCGCCTTTCACCTGGTCGTCGGCGCGTGTCGGAGGGGGAGCATGATCAGCCGAGATTACGCGGCTTGTGCACAGGATGTGTCACGGTTGCACAGCCCTGAGTCAGAACACGCCCTGATCGGCGCCATGATCCACCAGCCAGCGCTCATTGACGACGTGAAGCTTGAGGTCGGTGATTTCTACCAGTCCGACTGTGCCGAGCTGTTTGAGATGCTGCTGGCGCTCAAGGCGAAGGGGCGGCAGATCGACGTGGTAACCCTGTCAGATGCCAGGCCGACCTTGGCAGACGGCCGTGGCACGCTGGCAGTGGCTGCTCACATCGCTCACAACACGCCGAGCGCAGCAAACTTCGCAGAGTACGCCCGGATCGTGAAGCAGCGGTCTGTGGCCCGCCGGGTGATCGCTGCTGCGCACATCATGTCGGAGCGTCTGAAAGATGGCGACTCGCTGGACGAAGTGCTGACGCAGGGGCAGCAGGCCTGGATCGCCCTTGAGGCGGAAGGTTTGGATTCCCGCAAGCGGTACCGCTTCGTGGGCGAGATCCTGCCCGAGGCAATCGACGGGATTGACCGCCGGTTCAACCGCGAGGTGGTGCTGGGCTTCGATACCGGGCTGCCATCGCTCGACAAGTTCATTCCCGGCATCTGCGCCGGGCACATGGTCGTCATCGCTGGCGCCCCGGGTAGCGGCAAGACCACCCTGGGCCTGGGTATCGCAGAGCGGGTGGCGTTGGTGGCCAAGTCCACGTCGCTGGTGTTCAGCCTTGAGATGACGGATGTGGAGCTGACAAACCGGTCGCTGGCCTCAGTGGGTAGCGTGCAGTTGAAGCACATCACCGAAGGACATTCGATGGCCGACAGCGACTGGCCAGCCTGACGGCGGCTGTGAGCAAGCTCGATGGCGCTCCGCTGATCTTCTGTGATGACGCCTCCCTGACGATGCGCGATATCCGTCAGATCTGCCGCACGGTCAAGCGCGAGCATGGCCTGGGCTCCGTCACGCTGGACTACATCGGCCTGGTCAACGGCGAGAGTAAGTCGGCCAGTCGATATGAGCAGGTCACCGACATCAGCAAGTCGATCAAGCGGCTGGCCAAGGAACTGGGAGTGCCCGTGATGGTGCTGGCGCAGTTGAACCGCGGCCCAAACAACCGGGCGAACAAGCGCCCCACGAAGAGCGATCTGCGTGACTCTGGCCAGATCGAGGCCGACGCCGACGTGGTGGTGCTGGTCCACCGAGACAGCGATTCCGAGGAGGGGCAGTCGGGCGTCACTGAACTGATCGTGGACAAGAATCGTCATGGTGAAACCGGCATCTGCCGGGTGCAGCACCAGGGTGCTTATCACCGGTTCGTCGAGCTAGTCGGGTACCAGCCAAGCAACGAAGAAGTCGAAATGGGCAGGACATTTGCCGGCCGCCACCGCACCAAAGGAGCTCAGTATGAAACTTTTTTGACCTGTGGCCAGGCCACAAACCACCCGCTCGCACTCCGACCCGGCCCGTCGTATCGGTCACCGTGACCAAGCGCGCTGGTGCCGGGCAGCCTGTTGCCACTGGCAATACCCCGAAACCCGAAGGCGTGCATCAGCGTTTGGTCGGCCCACGCGAGCTGCCAGAGACGCTTGAGGCCTGTGAGGCCCTGCATGAGCAGCTGGTGGCTGACGCTATCCGCCTGGAGCTGTCGCTGGCGCAGGCCGTCGAGCGCGCCATCCAGGGCACGCCATACGACCGAGCCTGGTACAACCGGGCGAAGGCCGCGCTCAAGCACTTGAACCATGACCGCACCCGGCTGCTGTACCGGTGCGGCCAACTGCGCAAGGAGGCCAAGGCGCACGCCCAGCAGCACATGGATCGCGTCATCCTCGACGTGATCAAGGAGTCGATGCCCGCCGACCAGTTCTTGGGCTATGTGCGAATTGCCGAGGCCCGTGCGGCCCAAGGGGTTTCTCGATGAGCAACGTAACTGTGGCATTGCCGCGCAAAAGCCTGACCGCCGTGGAGTGCAAGTTCCTCAAGGTGGGCAACCGTATGCTGCTGGAGCAGAACAACGGCCGCATTGCTTCGGCGGCGCTGATGGACATCGTGGCTGACTGGCACGCCGCGCGCGCCAATGTGGGATTCGAGCAGTTCGCCAAAGGCTGGATCACCGAAGGCAACGCCAAGAACAAACACGCTGACAAGCTGCTGCGCGAGCTGTTCGGCCTGGATACCGACCCAACGCCCCGGAGGGCTGCATGAAGAAACGAACCTACGTGGACAAGGCGCTGGGCGATACCGAGTACTTGCTCGAGCAGTGGGGGTTCTGGCGTATGTGTGAGATGGGAGTGCCCCGGTACGTTTCACCGCTCTATGCCCTTATGCGGGACAACGTCCCATCCGTGGGCGGCGCACGACAGCATGTGATCACAGACGATCTGGCCTTGGTGGTGGACCGCGCCGTGGCCAGGCTGGTGAAGCGTAACCAGCAGATGGGTGATTTCGTGTGGGCCTACTACGGCTACAAGCACCCGGCAATGAGGGTCGGCCGGGAGGCGGGCATGTCTGAGCGCAAGGCCCGGGAGATCATCAAGGCTGGCGTTGCATGGATCGACTGCGCCCTTGAAGAATTTCGAGAGGCTGCATAAAAAGTTCTATGCGGGCGGATAAACACCTGTTTTCATAGCAGCGTGTCCAGCTTGCAACGTTACGCGACACAGACAAACCCCGGCCATCGTGTCGGGGTTTTGTGTTTTTGAGGGGCTTCGATTCAGGTAGCCCTCCAGAAAAAGCATTTTTCTTGTATGAGGGAACGATTTGATAGCGCTATGATTCTGATAGGTTGCTACTCAATAATATGGAAGACCGTGAGTATGAAAAAACGTTCTCGCCGTTGTGGCGCTTTCCCTTTTCGCTGCGTCCGCCGGAGCGGCTGAGCTATCCGGAGCGCTTGGCGCGACAGGCCAAGGTGGTCTTACAGCGCGCGTCGGCATTGGATTTAACTGGGACAAAAGCTGGTTTGAATCCAGTACTGGCCGCCTCACCGGTTATTGGGATGCTGGCTACACCTACTGGGAAGCAGGCGATGCTTCAGGTGGCGCTCACTCGCTGTCCTTTGCGCCAGTTTTCGTTTACGAGTTCGGCAGCGGTAACGTGAAGCCATTCGTTGAGGCTGGCATCGGCCTGGCGGTCTTCTCTGGTACGTCCGCAGGTGACCAGGACTTTGGTTCGGCCTTCAACTTCGAAGACCGCATCGGTGCGGGCTTGAAGATCGGCGAGACGCAGAAGGTTGGCATCCGAGCGATTCACTACTCCAACGCTGGCATTAAGCAGCCCAACGACGGTATCGAGTCGTACTCGCTGTTCTACAGCCACCAGATTTAAAAAAAAGCACGATCCCTCTTTGCCCGCCCTGTGCGGGCTTTTTTTATGCGGATGACACGCTCAGGCAGCTGGGCTAAGTCGGTAGTGGCGTCGATCAAAGCCGTGCGCTCCCTGATCGGCTACGCGATGAGAGTCTGGGGTACGTGACCCAGCGATCCAGACCACCAAGCCGGGAAGCACCGGCCCTCCGCACCCATTCCAAGGGTTCGCCAAAACGGCGGGCCTTTCTTTTTTTTGCTCCCCGCAAGAGGAACCCGGATGTCCAACATGCCAGACAAACCAGACACCTGGGCGGTTGCCCTCGCATGGTTGAGCCAGCATTCGCCCCTGCTGTACGCGGCTGGCCTGTCTTGCGCCATGGCTGTACTGCGCATCACTTACGGTGGCGGCACTCGCCGGCAGATGCTGGTGGAGGCGCCATATGCGGCGGCCTGACCCTGACGATCATCAGCGGCCTGGAGTTCTTCGGCCTGCCGCAGAGCATGTCGACGTTTGTGGGTGGCTGGGTTGGCTTCCTTGGTGTCGAGAAGGTCCGCGCCATTGCTGATCGCGTCACCGACTTCAAGCTGCCGAGCCGCAAGGTCGATTAATCCGCGCCACAAAATAGACATGCGCCGTTTTGTGGCGCGAGCACGCTGATCATGCGTTCAGCCAGATTAGTGAAGCACTCGACCGGGGACCGGTTGAAGCTGATCCCTTTCGTGGATGACTCCGCGCGCTGCTTTGGTAATTACATCTTGCTGAAGCTGATTAACCTGCATGGTGAGGACACGAACGGCAGTTTGATAAACAACTGATCCGGACGCCACGGGATGCTCCTCCAGTAGGCCTTCAAGCTTCTCGGTTAGCAAAACGCACCTGTCTATAAGCTCTTCGATTTCTTTCATCACGGTTTCTCCAGATCTTTCCGCTACGACCATCCGGGCGGAATGTCGTTCCGACGACCCCGCGGATGCGCCGATTTCATTGCGCGAGAGAGCTAATCGAACATGGCCAAGCAACCCTATACACCATGCAGGCTGTATGTCGACGGTGCCGACGGCATTGCAGTCAGTGATTTCATAACCACTGCTGCCGGATCTGCCTATTTGGTGCAGACGCTGCGTGTGAGCCGCACCCGGCCAGAGCGAAAGTACATGGGCTGCTTGCGCTGGCCCATCGCCGAGATACCCGCCGATGCGCGGTGCTACCAGCTGACCTGGTACAGGAGGTGAGCAATGGCCTGTAGTGGATGCGCCGCTCGGCGCGAGTGGATCAACAAGTGGACAAAGGTGGCGTATGAGCGAGCAGCAAACCTATTCGCAACAAATCGAGCAGCTGAGCCGAAGAAGGGCGACCTGTTGGTGGTCAGCGTTCCGTTCCCGATCAAGACGGAGGTGCGCGAGCGACTGACTCAACACCTGGCAGGGACAGCTGATCGACTCAAGTGTGAGCTGATCGTGCTTGAGGCGGGCATCACCGCCCAGCTGCAGCCAAGCGTCAGCGACTTACTGGACGAACAGCGCAAACAGACCGCACTGCTGGAGCAGATCGCAACGCAGAACCTGGCACTGATCGAGGCGCTGGCTGACGGTGACGATGCTGACCCTGAAGCTGAACCGCGGTCCTACCTGGATGGCACGCCATGCCGTTAAGGCCGCAGCGCCCATGTAGAGCCCAAGGCTGTCGATCGCTGCACCGCAATGCCAATGGTTACTGTGACGGCCATGCCGATCTGGCTGCCGAGCAGGCCAAAGCCTGGGCTACACGCAAGGCTCAGGTCGTGGCGGCCGGCCATGGCGTCGGCTGCGTGACCGCATCCTCAAGCGTGATCAGTACCTGTGCCGGTGCGACGACTGCACCAGGCTGGAAAGGATTCGCGAGGCAGATGAAGTTGACCACATCGTCGCGCTGGCCCACGGCGGCACGGACGATGACAGCAACCTCAGGGCCATCAACCACGACTGCCACAAGGTGAAGACCCAGCGAGAGTCAATAGGGGGTGTACGTGGCGGCTGAAACACGTCAAAACCCCGATTTCTGCGCGTTTTTAGGGCAAAAAAACGCCCTGAGGGGGTGGGGCACCCTCAAAGTCTGGGCCTTTTAGCTCGGACACCGCGCCCTCAGCCTTTTTTTTCCATTTCCGCAAAATTCAGGTTTCCAAAATGGCCCGACCGCGCAAGCCGACGAACGTGCTTGAGCTGACGGGTGCGTTCAAGAAAGACCCCCAGCGGCGCCGCGAGGATGCTGAACCGGTGGGCGAGCTGACCGCCCCGCCGGCTCACATCAATGGAGCAGTGCTCCACGCCTGGAAGGAGATCGCGAAGTACGCCCCGCGGGATGTGCTGACCAACTCCGACCGACTCAGCCTAGAATTGGCCGCGAACCTTTTGGCCCAGTTCCGTAACGACCCCCTCGATTTCCCTGCCGCCAAGCTCGTGCGCCTGGAGGCCATGCTCGGCAAGTTCGGCATGACGCCGGCTGACCGGTCCAAGGTGGGCGGGGGTAAAAAAAGACGCGCCGAAGGGCAATGCATTCGCGGAGCTGTAATGGCCAAGGTGATATTTCCGCTGATGAAGGCGGCAGAAAAGTACGCCAAGGATGTCGTCGCCGGGAAGATCCTCGTCTGCAAATGGATTCAGCTACTGGCCAAACGTCACCTCGATGACCTGGCTGCCTCCAAGCGCAAGGATTTTCCGTACAAATTTGATCCAGCCAAGGCGGAGAAGGTCGCCAAGTTCCTGCAGCTTCTGCCGCACACCAAGGGTAAATGGGGCGGAAAAAAAGCAGCTGATCAAGCTGGAGCCCTGGCAGCTCTTCTCGGTTTGCGTGCCGTTCGGCTGGGTTCGCAAGAAGGATGGCACCCGGCGTTACCGGACGATTCTGGTGTTCGTGCCTAGGAAGAACGGCAAATCGATCATCGGCGGCGGTGTGGGTCTGTACATGTTCGTTGCCGACGGAGAGTTCGGCGCCGAGGTCTACTCGGGTGCGACCACAGAGAAGCAGGCCTGGGAGGTGTTCAGGCCGGCCAAGCTGATGGTCGAGCGTACCGATGACTTGCGGGAGCACTATGGCGTCGATGTGAATGCCTCGAACATGGTCGTCCTGGCCGATGGGTCGCGCTTCGAGCCGGTCATCGGCAAGCCTGGCGACGGATCTTCGCCGTCCTGTTCGGTGGTCGACGAGTACCACGAACATCAAGATTCTACGCTCTACGACACCATGGAGACCGGCATGGGCGCCCGCGAGCAGCCCATTATGCTGGTCATCACCACTGCGGGCTCCAGCATCGGCGGGCCGTGCCACCAGCTGATACGCGACTCGGAACGGATGCTGGAAGGCGTCATTGAGCGTCCGGATCTCTGGCCGGCGCTCTATACCATTGACCATGGTGATGACTGGACCAGTGAGATCGCGCTGCGCAAAGCGAATCCGAACTTCGGTATTTCGGTCGGCGAGGACTTCCTGCTGGCCCGCCAGCGTGACGCGATGCAGTCGGCAACCAAGCAGGCTACCTTCCGCACCAAGCACCTGAACGAGTGGGTGGGCGCCAAGAATGCCTGGCTCAACATGCTGCGCTGGAAAGAGGCCCCGGCCAGAAAGAGCCTTGCAGAACTGGAGGGCCGTCCCTGCTACGGCAGTCTCGACCTGGCGAGCAAGATCGACATTGCTGCGAACCTGCTGATCTTCCCGCCCAATGGCGACGATCCGTTCTGGCATATCCACGCCAGGTACTACCTGCCAGAAGCGCGGGTGCTGGAGGAGCTGGACAGCAACACCGCGCGGTACCGCGAGTTCGATGCTCTCGGCCTGCTGACCCTGACCGACGGAGAGGTCACCGACTTCGAAGTCATCAAAGAGGACATGCGCGAGTTTGCCGGTCGCTTCGACATCCGGGCCTACGCCTACGACCCGTGGCAGGCCACCCAGCTTGCTCAGGAGATGGACGCCGAAGGATTGCCGATGGTTGAGCTGCGTCAGACGGTGCAAAACCTGAGTGAGCCCATGAAAGAGGTTGAAGCCCTGGTGTTGCAGCGAAAGCTGGCCCACGGTGCTGCCCGGTGCTGACGTGGATGGCCTCGAACGTGGTGGCGAAGCTGGACGTGAAGGACAACATCTACCCCAACAAGGAGCGCCCGGAGAACAAGATCGACGGCATGGTGAGCCTGATCACCGGCTGCGCCGTGGCCATCAAGCTCGGTATCGATGACTCCGGCCACTTCGATGACTTTCTTGCCAGCCCGATCGTGGTTGGCTAACGGGACTACCTATGAAAACTGGCCTGATCATCTTTCTGGTGCTTGCCGCCGGCGGCTTGCTGCTGGGCGTCGCTGGTGTATACGTGCTGGCCGGCTTGGGTTACGCGCTGCTGGCCGCTGCCGGTTCGCTACTGATCGCCGCGGGCTTCATTCGCAAGGGGTTGATCGGTGGCTAAATCACTCACGCAGATCCTCGGCCAGGCCCTGGTGAAGTCGGCCGAGCCGGGAGCGGCATCGAGCCTGGCGGGATGGGCGGGCCGCAAGATCGGCCTAACCGACTCCGCCTTCTGGAACACCTTCTACGGTACCGACTCGGCCTCAGGGAAGGTGGTCAGCCAGCAGACGGCGCTCCAGCTCTCGACTGTTTGGGCATGCGTGCGCTTGATCGCTGAAACCATCGCCACGCTGCCGATCGCCTTGTACGAGGACAGGAACGGTGCGCCGGTGGTGGCGAGCTCTCACCCGGTCAACTTCGTCATCAGCCAGCAGCCCAACGCCGACCAAACCCCCGTGGAGTTCTGGGAGAACGTGATGGCTAGCCTGCTACTGCAGGGGAATGCATTCTGTGAGCCCCACCAGAGCGGCCGTGCCTTGACGAGTCTGGAGTTCCTTCTGCCGCAGAACATGTCGCCCCCGCGGCGCCTGGCGGACGGCTCCATTGAGTACCGCTACACCGACAACTTCGGCAAGCCTCACACGTTGACCGAGGATCAGATGGTGCACGTGCGCGCTTTCGGCGTAGACCCATTGTGTGGTCTCTCGCCGTTGGCCTATGGCCGGCAGGTTCTGGGCTCAGCCATGGCTGCTGATGAGTCGGCGGCGAAGATGTTCGCCAACGGCATGAAGCTGGGCGGCGTCCTGTCCACCGACCAGATCCTCAAGCCGGACCAGCGGAAGGACATCCGCGAGGACATGATCAAACAGTTCTCCGGCGCAACGAACCACGGCAAAACCATGGTCCTCGAGCTGGCATGAAGTACCAACAGGTCTCCATGACGCCGGAGGATGCCCAGATGCTGCAGACCAGGCGTTCAACGTCGAGGAGATTTGCCGCTGGTTCCGAGTGCCGCCGTGGATGGTGGGGCACACGCAGAACTCCACCAGCTGGGGCACTGGCATGGAGCAGCAGATGATCGGCTTCCTGTCGTTCACCCTGCTCCCCTGGATCAAACGCATCGAGATGTGCGCCAACCGGCGTCTGCTTCGCCCCGATGAGCGCCGTCGCTTCTACGTGAAGTTCAACCGGAAGGGCTGCTTCGCATGGACAGTGCCGCACGGGCGGCCTTCTACAGCTCGATGACTCAGAACGGGATCTACACCCGGGACGACTGTCGGCGCAAAGAAAACTTGCCGCCGGAGGGTGGTAACGCGGCAAAGCTCACCGTGCAATCCAACATGCTGCCGATCGACAAGCTGGGCGAAGACCCCGGCGGCGCCAACCAGGCCAAGGCGGCGCTGCTCGACTGGCTCAACGACCAGCCAAGAGGTAACACCCCATGAGACACAAGGATCGACTGGCGGCGGTCAAGTACCGCTCCTTCGACTATGACGTAAAGGCTGTCGGTGAAGACGGCCTTTTTTTTCTGGCTACGGCTCGGTGTTCGGCGTGGTCGACAGCTACAACGAGGTCGTCGCGCCTGGCGCCTTCCTCGAATCGATCGAGGACGCCAGGGCCAAGGCACGAACCTTCAGTGCTCTGGCAGCACCGCACCGGCGAGCCTATCGGCAGCTGGGACATCGGCAGCATGAAGGAAGACGACCGAGGCTGTTCGGCGCCGGCGAGCTCTGGCTGCAGGACGCCCCGTATGCGCGCATCGCGTACCGCGGAATGCAGACCCGCTCGATCACCGGTTTGTCGATTGGTTACTACGTCCGAGAGTCGAGCTTCGACGAGAAGACTCGGATCAGGACGCTGACCAAGCTGGACTTGATCGAAATCTCCATCGTCACGGTGCCGGCCAACGACGAGGCGCGAACCGACACCATCAAATCGAAGCTTGCCCACGGCGGCCTGCCTTCGATGCCGGAATTTGAGCTGCTCCTGCGCGAGGCAGGCTTCTCGAAAACTCAGTCCGCGGTGATTGCCAACCGCGGGTTGCAGCACCTGCTCCGGAGCGAGTCCGAGGGCGACCTGGCAGCAATCGAAATCGTCGAGGCGCTGAAGTCGCGCCCGGCACTTTCTCTCCCATCGTTTTGAGGATTCATCATGCATAACGCCATGAGCAACCAGGCTCGCTCCGAACATCGCCAGTTCCAGCGCAAGGAGCACGCCGAAGACAAGCTGCAACTGAAAGCGGTCAACGACCTGCTCGATGAGCGCGACAAAGAGATCAAGGCGTTCGCCGCCAAGGCCACTGAAGAGATCAAGTCGCACGGCACCATCCTGGCCGACACCAAGACCATCCTCGATGGCCTGGTGAAGGACGGCTTGGGCCTGCAGGACCGGCTGCAGGAGATCGAGCAGAAGATGGCCCGCCGCTTCTCCGCCAATGATCCGGTCGACTTCAAGTCGGCTGGCGAGGAGCTGACCGAATGCGACGACTTCAAGTCGCTACAAACTCGCGGTCGCGGCATCGTTCGCGTAGGTCGCAAGGCCGTGACCAACATCACCAGTGCTACCACCGGTACCGGTGGCGTCGGCGTAGGCATCCAGCCGACCCGCGTGCCCGGCATCGTGGTGGGCCCCGAGCGTGAGTTCACCATTCGCGACCTAATCATGCCAGGCCGCACCGGCTCGAACGCGGTCGAGTTCGTGCAGGAAACCGGCTTCCAGAACATGGCCGCTCCTCAGGCGGGTGAGGGCGCCGCGAAGGCCCAGTCCGATCTGTCCTTCGGCCTGAAGACCACCAACGTCATCACCATTGCCCACTGGTTCCGCGCTTCCAAGCAGGTGCTGTCGGACATCCCGCTCCTGCAGAGCTACATCAACGGCCGCGCGATCTACGGCCTGAAGTACAAGGAAGAAGAGCAGTTACTGGCCGGCGACGGCACCGGGCAGAACCTCCTGGGCCTGATCCCGCAGGCTACCGCGTTCAACGAGGCGCTGCGCAAGGCCGGCGACACCAAGATCGACACCCTGCGCCGCGCGATCCTGCAGGTCCGCATCGCCGAGTACCGCGCCTCGGCCATTGCCCTGAACCCGGTCGACTGGGCGGACATCGAGCTGACCAAGGACGCCAACGGCTCCTACATCTGGGTGAACGTCCAGGAAGGCGGCGTACAGCGCCTGTGGAAACTGCCAGTGGTGGACAGCAATGCAGTGCCGGAAGGTGAGTTCCTGGTAGGCGCGATGAACATCGCGGCACAGGTGTTCGACCGCGAGGAAGCGGCTGTCGAGGTCTCGACCGAAGACGGTGACAACTTCCGCACCAACATGGTCACCATCCGCGCCGAAGAACGCCTTGCCTTGGCGGTGTACCGCCCCGAGTCGTTCGTCCACGGCGAGTTCGAAGCCACCCCGTAATCAGCCCAGGAGCACGCCCGGGAAACCGGGCGTTACTGCATATGCCAGACGTGAAAGTCAAAACCATCAAGGGCTTCAACAATGGTGGCCAGTACGCCAAGCGCAACACGGAAATCACCGTCGATGAGCTGCGCGCCCGTGACTTGCTGCGCAACGGCTGATTGAGGAGTACGACGTGAAGAAAGCCCAGGAGCCGGAGAACAAGAAAGCGCCGGAGCCAGCCAACAAAGGCGGCAAGGGCACGGCAACCAAGCCGAAGGAGTGATCTATGTCCGTTATCGCTATCGACTTGGCCATGCATCACCTGCTGGCCGAGCCTGAAGACCAAGCGCTGGTCCAGGCGCAGCTCGATGCGGCGGAAGAAGCGGCGATCCAGTTCCTCAACCGCCGCTTCTACCTGGACCAAGTGGCGCTAGACGAAGCCCGCGCCGGCGTCTCTGCTGCCTTGCAGCTAGCCAAGGAGGCGAATACCGCGGCGATTGCTGCTGCTGAGGCAGAGCAGGACCAAACTCTGCGCTGCCGCCTGCTCGACCATGCACGGCAGGCTCTGGCCGATGCCTATGACAAGGCTGACGCCGTCGCCTATGGCATGGTGCTTAATCCTGCGATCCAAGCGGCATGCCTGCTCAAGCTGGGCCACTTGTTCGCCAACCGTGAGGAGGTTGTTACCGGGTCGACGGCTGTCGAGCTTCCGCTCGCGTCCCAGCACCTGCTGATGCCTTTCCGCATCCGGATGGGTGTGTGATGCAGGCCGGCAGGCTGCGGCACCGCATCGACATCCAGGAGTTGAGGCCGGTGCGTGACCCGGTGACCCTGGAGTTCGGAGAGCCGGAATGGGTCACTCGCTGGGAGAAATGCCCAGCCAGTGTCGAAGACCTGTCGGCCAGAGACTTCATCGCGGCTCAGGCCGGCCAGGCCCAGGCCACCGGCCGGATGGTTATCCGGTATCGCCCTGGCGTGCTACCTACCATGCGCATCCTGTACCGGGGCGAGGTTTATAGCATCGTTGGCCCTCCGCTGGCCGATGCCAAGTCTGGTCTGGATTACCTGACGATATTGGTCGAGAAGGGGGTGAAGGATGGCTGACGGCGTCGAGTTCAGCATTCTCGGCCTGGACAGCCTGCTGGGTAAGCTGGGCGAGGTCAGCATGGACGTTCGCCGCAAAGGTGGCCGGGCCGCACTGCGCAAGGCCGCCCAGGTGGTGGTGCAAAAGGCAAAGGCAGGTGCTGAGCGAATTGACGACAAGGCCACTGGCCGCTCGATCTCGGACAACATCGCATTGCGCTGGAACGGGCGATTGTTCAAGCGCACCGGCGATCTGGCTTTCGCATCGGAGTGCTGCACGGCGCCGTACTCAAGGATGGCGGCGACCTCAGCACAAACGCCCCGACGCCCCACTGGCGCCTGATCGAGTTCGGCACCGAGAAGATGCCGGCCGCGCCGTTCATGCGCCCAGCCCTGGCCGACAGCATCAGTGAGGTAACCAACACCTTCGTCACCGAGTACGAGAAGGCAATCGACCGCGCCATACGGCGCGCAGCGAAGAAGGCGGCACGCTCATGACACCACCGATTGTGCAGGCCTGCCTGCAGAGCTCTGCCGTGACAGCGCTGCTTGGCGTTGGCACCGATATGCGCCTCTACTCGTTCGGGGAAGCGGAACAGGGCGTGGCCAAGCCATATGCCGTCTGGCAGATCGTCAACGGCAGTCCCGAGAACTACCTGGCGGGCCGTCCTGATGTCGACAACGTGACCTTGCAGGTCGATGTGTACGCCACCACGGGCGACTCAGCTCGGCAGGTCCGTGACGCCATCCGTGACGCGATCGAGCTGGACGCCTATGTCACCCGCTGGGGCGCCGAGGGTCGCGATCCCGAAACAAAGAATTATCGAGCCAGCTTCGACGTGGACTGGATGGTCCACCGGTAGAACTGCACAAACCCCAATAGCCCGCCCAGTGCGGGTTTTCTTTTGCCCGCAATTGGAGAAACCCATGGCGATTCTCGCTCAGGGTACCCAGGTCTATGCCCTGGTGCCCACAGCTGCAAACCGTACCGTATTCGAAGTCATGGAAGTTGAGTGCGCCACCGCTTTCAGCCCAGGCGGCAACCCCGCTGACCAGGTTGAAGTGACCTGCCTCAGCGACACCGTGCGTAAGTATCTGCGTGGCCTTCGCACCCCGGGCCAGGCTTCGCTGACCCTCAACGTCGACCCACGCAACGCCTCGCACGTGCGCCTGCATCAGATCTCGGAAGACGACACGATCGAGAGCATTCGCTGGGTTGTCGGCTGGTCTGACGGCAAGGGCATTAAGCCCACGGTCGGCGTCGCCGGCGCGCTGGCGGCATTGAGCTGGCCAATGGCGGTACCGGCTACACCTCGGCTCCGACCGTTGCGTTCTCTGGTGGTGGCGGCACTGGTGCTGCTGCAACTGCGATCATCGCGGACGGCAAGGTGGTTGGTTTCGATATCACCAATGCCGGCTCCGGCTATACCAGCAAGCTACTGTCACCCTCACTGGTGGGGCTGGCACTGGCGCTGCTGCTACTGCGGTCCTGGGTGACGCCGATGACTTCGTGCTCCCGCCAACCCGCACCTGGTTCCTGTTCGACGGCTATGTCGCTGATTTCCCCTTCGACCACGCCGCCAACGCAGCGGTAACCACCGCCGCCACCATCCAGCGCTCCGGCGGCTCCGCCTGGATTCCCAAGACCACCAACGCCTGAGGTAACCCATGAAGTTGACACTCGACGCGCTCAAGGGCGCTGGCTCGTTCACCGGCGCCCGGTGGAAAAGGAAATCAAGTGGCGCCAGAACGGCACCGATTACACCGCTACCGTCTACATTCGCCCGCTGGGCTACCAGACGGCAGTAAGCGACGTGATGTCGGTGGCCAGCAAGCAAGACAGCATCGCCGGCCGTATCGCCGCATCCATCTGCGACGAGCACGGCAACCCGGTATTCAGCAGCCCCATGGACATTACCCACGGTCCGCTCGATCCAGTTGAACTGGAAAAAGACCCCGAAAGCACCAAGCGCCTCGCTCTCTCGATGGCGCACTGTCCGTCGCCCTGCTGTTTGCCATCCAGGAGGTGAACGACCTGGGAAAGACGAAGAACTCACCGAGCTCGACGAGCTCTGGCACGAGCTCGTCCTCTCCGGCATCGGCGGCTCGACGATCGCGCAGGCCAAAGAAAACCTGAGCCTTCGTGAGTTCAGGTCTTGGGAGAAGTACAGGCAGCTCCGAGGCTCGCTGCATGTCGGGATGCGGGTGGAGCACGCCACTGGCCTGCTGGCCATGATCCTGGCAAACCAGGCGCGCGATCCAAAGAAGCGGCCAGTGCCATACACCATTGCAGATTTCACCCCGCACGATAAGGACGACAAGCCGATCTCCCTAGAGGATGCCAAGGCTACATGGGCGTAGTGGTGCAACCCTGCTGGCAATGATGGTAAATTGCCGTCCTCCAATGAAAGGGATTGCAGGGAGCCCAAGCCATGGCAGTAAACCCAGAACCATTTAATGCCGCGCCAATGCTGATAGGGATGACGGCTTTGTACCTTCTGCCATTCCTGATCTCAGTGGTACGAGGGCATCACAACAAGGCTTCGATTTTTTTTCCTGAATCTGTTGCTTGGCTGGACATTTATAGGCTGGGTTGCATCGCTTATATGGTCAGTGTCTGCGATAAAGAGCAATTCTACGGTTAAGCACAAAGAGATACTGGTCACGCGGCCAGACAAGGAAGATCCTTACTTGAAGCTTGAGAAGTTGGCCGAACTGAGAGATCGCGGACATCTCACCGCTGAAGAATTTGAAGCAGAGAAGTCCAAGGTTCTTGGTCGATAGTTATAACCATGACAATTAGCCCGCCGAGTGCGGGTTTTTTTTATGCTCGGAGAAAAAGATGGCCTCAAGATCGCTGGGCACTTTGACTCTGGACGTTATTGCACAGGTTGGCGGGTTTTTAGCCGGCATGGACAAGGCGGAGCGCAGTTCCGCCAAGTGGCGTAAAGAGGTTGAAAAGAGCGCCAAAGCGGTAGGTACTGCTGTGGGCGCAGGCGTTGCGACTGCTGTTACTGCGTTTACGACGATGATGGTCTCAGCTGTCAATTCAGCATCTGAGATATCCAACCTTGCCGCAGTAGCAAACGTCAGCGTAACTGATTTCCAAAAGATGGCCGTAGGGGCCAAAACAGTAGGGGTCGAGCAGGACAAGCTTTCCGACATTCTCAAGGACGTGAATGACAAAGTCGGTGATTTTCTGAACACCGGAGGCGGCGGGATGGCCGACTTCTTTGAGCAGATCGCGCCGAAGGTTGGCGTTACCGCTGAGCAGTTTCGCAACCTGAGTGGCAGCCAGGCTCTTGGCCTGTATGTGTCCAGCCTTGAAAAGGCGAAGGTTAGTCAGTCGGAAATGACTTTCTACCTTGAAGCGATTGCCAGTGACGCAACGGCTCTATTGCCGCTGTTGCGGAACAATTCCCAGGGTTTCAAGGAATATGGTGATGCAGCTGAAGCTGCTGGCGCCGTAATGGATGAAACAACCATTCTGGCAGCCAAGCAGTTCAGTAATGAGCTCACCGTACTTGGCACATATTTGGGGGCAGTGAAGACCACACTAGCGGCCGAATTCATGCCTGTGCTGGCGCAGCTTTCGAAGGACTTGGCAAGCAGTACCAAAGAAGCAGGGGGATTGAAGTCACAGATCAGCGCTCTAGCCGACTCAATGATTGAGACCGTAGCGGTTACAGCCAGCATCGGTGACGGCATTGCTCGGGCGTTCAATATCACTGCGCAGACCCTGGTCGGTAGCTTTGATACGGCCATGTATTACCTGAATTCTATAGGTGCTGCGGGTAACGACATTCTCGGGAAAATCACGTTCGGAGAGACTTCGCGCAATTTCAAAACTGCCGCTGAGAATATGCGTCAGGACGCGCTGGTGAATTTTGGCAATGCACGTGTGGCTATCGAGGAAATCAATAAGGAGCTTGCTAAGCCGCTGGCGGGCGACAAGATTCGTCAGTATGTAATTGATGCTAAAAAAAAGCTGCCGCAGAACTTGGTGGCGGTACGCCACAGCCAGGCACATTCACGCCGACTACCCCAGCCCAGCAAGAGGCCGCCAAAGCGGCCGAAGCCGCTGCCAAAAAAACTCCAGGGTCAGTTCGACACCGCCGAGGAAGGCTACAAGCGCCAGATCGCCCTGATCAATACCGAGACCGACAAGCGTAAAGAGGCCACTGAGGTGGCCAAGCTCCAGTTCGAACTGGAGTCGGGGAACCTCACGGGCCTGAGCGCCAAGCAGCAAGAGCGCCTGAAAGGACTGGCGGCCGAACTGGACCAACTGAAGAAGCTGAAGCAGGCCAAGGAGGATGACAAGGTAGTCGCCGGGTTCGATGCGAGCGTGAAGCGGCAGCTGGATATTGACCAGCGTGCCTTGATGCGCCGCTTTTGAATGCCTACAGCACCGATGAGATGAAGCAGCGCGTGCTGGATATGCTGGCCATCGAGCAGGATTACCAGGACCAGCTCGAAGACTTACGGCAACGTCATGAGGCTGGCGACGTATCCGACTCAGTGTATGAGCGTGAAACCGAAATCCTCAGCGATGCGCTGGAGAAGCGCCGGGCCATGCAGGAAAAGTACTACCAGGATGTTGACGCGATGCAGCAGAACGGCACCGCTGGCTTCATCAGCGGTTTCGCGACCCAGGCAGAAGCTGCCATGGATCTGTACAGCAATATGCAGAGCGTTGGGTCGGCGGCATTCAGCTCGTTGACCGACATGCTGACTGAATGGGCCGAGACCGGGAAGCTCAACGCCAAGGACTTCGCTGCAACCTTCATCCAATCCATTGGACACTCACTGCTGGCGTATGCGGCGGCACAGGTGGCCATGGCCGGCCTGAATGCGTTTGTTTCGATGATTGGGGTACCGCTGGTGGGGCCGGCAATTGCACCTGGTGCTGCCATTGCAGCGGCAGCGGCAGCTGGCGTGCTGATGACCGGAGTAGGCTCGGCGCTGTCCGGCCAGGCTCACGCCGGTATCGACAATATTCCCAGTGAGGGCACCTGGTTGCTGGATGGCGGTGAGCGGGTGCTCAGCCCGGCACAGAACCGAGACCTGACCGGCTACCTGCAGCGCGCCAACAGCGTTGACGCAACGTCAAAGCCAGGCGGGGTGACGATGAACATTGAAGTTAACCAGAGCATCCCGGCCCAGGTGGATTTTCAACAGGAGGGCAACCAACTGAAGATGTTCATCCGTGAGGCGAAGAAGCAGATCGCGGGCGACCTGGCCCGGGGTAACGGCGACGTTTCCAAGGCGCTATCGCAGATGGGGCGTTAAGAGGGCTGTGCGATGAGCATTCTCAAAAGGCTGTACGCCAGCTCCGGGCCGGAGATCATCCATGAAGTGCTCGAGATCACCGATGGGATCACCACCTACTGGATGACCAAGGGCTGGGACGAACTGACCATCACGCTGGAGACAGGTCAGGTGGTGGTGTGCACGCCATGCGGCATGGACTTGGCCCTGCCGGCGCGCAATGACGACGGCACCCAGGATCTGACCTTCGCGCTGAGCAACATCGACGGCATCGCCTCTGGCTTTGTCCGCGCAGCGCTACGGGATGGGCGCCGAATGTCGCTGGTCTACCGCGCCTACACCTCCGACGACCTCGGTGCGCCGGCGCATGCCCCGCACCGCTTCAAGATCAAGGGCGGTTCCGTTACGGCCACCCAGGTCTCGGTGACCGCCGGCTACTTCGATCTGCTCGATACCCGCTGGCCACGCAAAAGCTACAACCTCAACGAATTCCCAGGGCTGCGCTACCTATGAACATCGATAAATACACCCTCGGCGCTTACGTCGAGGGCGGCCGACTGTGGCCGCATGTCGACTGCTACGGGCTGGTGCTGGAGGTTCGGCGCGATCTTGGCTTGCCGGACTGGCCGGAGTGGGCGGAGATGCGCAAGGCGGATGGCGGCTTTGCGCGGGCCTGCGAAGAGATGATCCAGACCTCAGTGACCTGCTGCGCAGCTGAGCATGGTGCGGTCGCCGCAGCTTACCGGGGCCAGGTGCAGGACCACGTAGCCATTGTCCTGGAAGTGGCCGGCGCCCTCGAGGTGCTGGAGATCAACCCCAAGCGAAACGTCAGCCTGACGCCCTTGCGCCGCTTTGAGCGCCGCTTTTCCCGAGTGGAGTACTACCGATGATCAGGCTTTACCCCAGTGGCCTTGAGGGCGAGCCGCTTGAAACTCACTTCATCGACGCCCCATCCTGTTGGTCGATTGGCTGAAGCAGCAGGCGCCTGATTTCTCGCTGGACCGCGAACACCCGATCTGTATCAAGGTCGGTGGCGCGCTGTTGCCGGTCGAGGCCTGGGCCGGGTTAACCGTGCGGCCGGATGCGGATGTACGGATTTACCCCGAGCCGCGGGCCAGCGCCCTGGTGGTGGCGGCCTGGGCTGCTGTGGCCGTGGCCGCTGTCGCCTTGGTCATGGTCTTGTCTATGAAGACGCCCGGGGTGTCGCAGCCTGGCCAGGGCGACTCCATGGACCTCAACCCGGCGAAGGCAAACCGGGCCAAGGTCAACGAGCCGGTTCGGGAGATTCTTGGGCGGTACAAGGTTTACCCAGATTATGTGGTGCAGCCGGTTTCCCGCTTCGTCAACCAACGCGAACTGCACACCAGCCTGTGCTTGTGCGTGGGAGCTGGCTCGCACTCGATCTTGCCCAGCAGCATCAAGATCGGGGATACCCCGCTGGCTGCCTTCGGCGCCGACGTGTCGTATGCGTTCTACGGGCCGGGGGAGAGCCTTGCCGGCGATCTCCGGTCAGAAAACTGGTATTCGGTAGGGGAGGTCGGCGGCACCGATGCCGGCACCTCTGGCCTGGATACCGCATCCACTGCCACTGGTGGCACCTCGGTGATTGCCGACGCGCTGGTACTGGGCGGGCTGAGCGTGAGCCTGGCAGGCGAGAACCCCGAGTTTCCCGAAGAGTGGGCGACTGGCCTGACCATCACCATGCGTACGCCGAACAGTTACACGGTGACCAGCGTTGGCGAGTACGACCGCATCTCTGGCCCGCTGGCGGATCTGGCGCCATTCCTCGGCATGAAGGTCACGCTATCGAACGACGTGGACTATGACCTGGTGGTGGCCAACTATTCGCCCTATGTGCCGCCGGTGCCCGGGTCGGGCGGTAGTCCTTCAGCCGTGCAAGCGAGCGCGTCGCCGACCACCTATGACTTCACGGCATCACCAGCGGTTTGGACGATCACCTACAGGGGGAGCACGCGGACGATTTCGCTGGCCTCCAATTTCTTGAACATGAGCGGGCTGGTCTCCGCCATTACCTCACAGCTCGATGGGATGGGGCTGACGGCGCAGGACAACTCGGGACGACTGTTGATCGCCGAGCCATCAAGCCCCTATCGGGGCGGCACCCTATCGCAGTCCAACGCGCCCGTGGCCGTGTTTGGCGTGGCTCCGGTCTACACCGTGGGCTCGGCATCGGCCGGCGGTGTGCCGGAGCAGCCGGCATACATCGAGCTCAACTACGACAACGGCACGCCGTTCGCCGGGCTCGAGGACGGCTCCCAGCGCCTGTCCCTGGGATATCGCAGTCATCGCTACACGATTACCGGCATCGACGGCTTGACGATGACCGTGCAGCGCCTCACCGACGCGGCGTGGTCGACACCGGATGGGCCGGGTTCACCGTGCGCACGCTGCTGGACTTCTCGCTTGGTGCCGATGGGGCTTCCACCCTGGACTGGCTTGGGCCGTTCATGGCGGTGCCAGAGCAGGAACTGACCGATACCATCGAGTACGACTTCTATCTGCCCGGTGGCTTGGCTTGGTACAAGAGCAATGGCCACCGTCGGGCGGGCTCGCTGAACGTGTTCGTCGAGTGGCGCGATGCGGCAATTGGCGGGGAATGGACCCGGGAGGTGCACAACCTGCAGAGCAACACCGAAGACGCCATCGGCTTCACCTTCCGCAAGACCCTGCCGTACAAGATGCGCCCGCAGTACCGGGTCAGGCGAGAAAAGCCCGAGAGCGGCGGAAACACTCGCGACACCATTTACTGGTATGGGCTGCGCTCGAAGCTGGAAGCCCCCAATGTTTACCCCGGGGTGACCATCTTCACCGCCTCCATCAGGACCGGCGACCGGCTGGGCGCTCAGTCCGACCGGCGCGTGAGCCTGGTTGCTGAGCGGCTGTACGAGGGCTTTGCTGGCCGCTCAATCAGTGGTGCTGCGCTGCACGTGCTGGGCAGCCTGGGGATCCCGGCCAACGAGGTCGATACAACGAAACTGCTTGGGTTGGAGTCGTCACACTGGACGCCTCGCGGCGAGACCTTCGACCTTGAATACACCGAGGCCTCTTCGGTGCGCGAGGTGCTGCAAACGATCTTCGCGGCCGGTATGAGCCACCTCACGCTGACCGATGGGCTGATCAGCGCGATCCGGGAGGGTGTGCAGCCCGTACGAGGCACCATCACGAACCATGAGCTGACCGACGAGCTGACCGCCTCGTTCACGGCGCCTGGTCAGGATGACTTCGACGGGGTGGACGTGAAGTATGTCGATCCCCGTACCTGGTCTGAAGAAACTGTGCCGTGCCGCTTGGGAGAAAGCCTTGGCCTCAAGGTCGATGCGATCACCCTGGACGGCGTACTTGATCGAGACCGCGCCTGGCGGATCGGCATGCGCGTGCTGCGTAAGCACCAGTCTCAGCGCTGGTCGTACTCGGGCACTACCGACTTGGAGATGCTGTGCTATGAGCGCTTTGACCGCATTGCGCTGGCTGACGACATCCCCGGCACCAGCCAGTCAGCGCTAATCGTGGGCGCGCGGCAGGTTGGCGACCGGATCGTGTTCGAGCTGACCGAGTCGCTGGATTGGAACCTGGCCAACCCTCGCATCATGATTCGCCGCTACGACGGATCGGCGACCGCGCTGATCGTGCCTGAGCGGATGAGCGAGTTCGAGCTGAGCATTGCGGCAATCGACCTGGACTTCGAGTGGATCATCGACAATTCCGAGATCGAGCCGCCGCGGTTGCTTTTTGCTGAGTCCACCCAGGTTGGGTACAGCGCGATGATGAGTGAGATCAACCCAGGCAGTGATGGGGATTGCGACTTCACGGCGCTGGAGTACCGAGATGACTACTACGCCGACGATGACGGCTTCGCCCCGACATAAGGACCCATCATGGTTGTTTACCCTCAATCGCTGCCCATGCCGCTGCGTGAGGGCTATGGCTTCCAGCCAGTCAGCCCTCTGCGGCGATCTAACAAGGTCAGTGGCCGCTCAGTGCAGCGGCGGCTCTACAGGAGCGTGCCGACGGTTGCGGCTGTGCGCTGGATCTTCAGCGATGCCCAGGCCCTGGCCTTCGAGGCTTGGTTTGAGGAGCAGCTGGTATCCGGCAGCAAGTGGTTCGAGTGCCCGCTGAAAGTGCCTGGCGGCATCGGAACCTATAAGGCTCGGTTCGTGGACATCTATGAAGGGCCGACACTGGTGGGCCAAAGCAACTGGTCCTTCTCGGCCAATCTTGAGCTGTGGGAGCGGCCAATCATTAAAGGACCATGGGCCAACTACCCGGACTTTATTGCTGGATCCCCGATTATCGACCTGGCCATCAACCAGCAGTGGCCTGAGGCCGAGTAGTTCCAACACGTTCGATTCTCCGGCGCTGCCGGACCCCGACGAGCATGCCCGCCCCGAGCGGGCTTTTTTTTGTGCCCGGAGAAAATATGGCCAACAACACGCTCAACCCGATGCCGTCCAGCAACCCTCTGGACTTCTTCGATAACTCCGAAAATCTCGACCTGGGTATGAACAGCACCGCCGAAACGTTTTTTTGGACCGCTTCGGTCGGCCGCGCAACACCTACCAGGCTTTCCATAACCTGGTGATCAATGCCAAGAATGAGGTCGCCCCAACCGTGGCGGCTGCCAAGGAAGCGGTCAATGCTGTTCGCGATGACGCTATTGAGGAAATGCAGGAGACTGCAGCCGATCTTGGGGCCGACCTCAATAACAAACACGCGAGCACCTATGCCCAACTGGCAGTAATGACTCAGAATCGCGATGGCGTGGTCGGCGTAGTGGATGCTGACCCTGACCAGTCCAAAAACGGCTGGTACTACTGGAACAACGCAACCAAAGTGTGGATGCGCTTCCAGAACCAGCCTGTTTTCACGGTTCAGCTGACAGCCGCGGAACTTGTGGCCGCTTCCTCGAACCCTGTAACCGACCTTGCGAACGTGTCTTCGTGGTCGGGCGAGGCGACCAATGGCGGCACGCTGGTACGTCGTTCGAATCGGCCGGTGGGCATCAGCGTCCAGGCGGGAAGCGTTGGCGTGGTGAGCTACGTGCTGGCCAATCTTCCAGTCGCAAGCGTGAATCCTGCGAATCTAGTGGGCTCAACCATCCAGGTGGTTGTCAGTGGCCGCTACAGTGGAGATTTCGGTGCAGGTATCAAGTTCAGGACCGACCGGGCATTTCAGGCAACCCGCTCGGGGGTGGCCACCAACGTCGGTCGCGTTGTTGCCGAGAGCTACGACAGCGGCCTCTATCGTCGCGTCATTGAATACACGGTAACCGCACAGGACTCCCAAATCGGGGTGCTGATGAGCTTGGCTTCCGGCGCGGCAGCTGCTTCGGATAGCCGCGTAGTTATCGATCGTGTTGCGTACGGCATCGTGTCGGTATCAGCCAAGCTGACGCCGTACAACACCGCCAACCTCGAGCGCTCGAAGACATTTGACGAGGTGACCGCTGCGGCCGGCCTGTCCTGGAAATGGGAGCCGGCCACAATCACCACTGGCTTTGCAGTGCTGTCCAGCGGTGCAGCGTCCTTACCTGCTGGCGCGATAGCCCCGAACATTGCCGGCATTCAACTCCCGGCCGGTTCTTCTGGCGGCAACTCGCAGTTCTACAATGTGCTGCGACCTGATGGTGACCAGGTCAAAGCGCTGGCCGGATCGACCATCCGGCTCACATCGGTCTATACGGTTACCGATCAGGCGATCAACCTCGTAGACTTCGTTCTGAGCGCAGGCATGCGTGCGGCCCGTGGATCTGCTACTGGGACGTCCGAGGTTGCCGCTACCCTGGTCGACCTTCGCCAGGAGGGAACGACCCTTACCAAGGTTGTTGACTATGTCGTAGATGCGACCGATACACAGTGGGCTGTCAGCCTTGCTGTGCACGGATCTTCGCCTGCTCAAGCGTCTGTGATTCAGCTGCAGTTCAAGTCGTTAACGTGGTCTGTGCAAAGTGGCGCCGGGCCAAAACGTGCTTCGGACGTTGCATTCGACGCCAGGTTCTCTGATTCTTCTAAGGTTGCAATTGACCCTCTGAGAATCACATCTGGCGATGTCATGAAGAAAACGGTGGTTACCGGAAGCGCAGATGTTAATGGCGCCGTGCTGGCGTACGAAAATGGCGTTATCGTTGGCTTCGACATCCCAGGTGGCAAGTCGGGGGCCGGGGTCTACAATCGGATCATGATCCCTTTCGATGCTGCCACCCTGGCGGAGATCGTCGGGAAAACGATACGGATGACGCTTGAGGCCGAGGTCAGTGCGACTTTTCAGGCTGAAAAACAACTGCGAACCGACCGTGGCGTCTACGTCGAAGGCGTAGGTAATGCCGGCACCCTCATCAGCGAGAGCTTCACCGGTACCCGCTATGTTCGTGTCGTCGAGTATGTCGTCGTAGCGAACGCTGTTACGTTCGGTCCGGTCGTAAGCTACGTCGGCACCACTGTTTCCGCCAATGCCAACAGTTTCCGTATCAAGGGCTTGCGGTGGCTGGTCAAAGAGGTCAACACGCCAGGCGTGAGCGCGCAGGACGTAATGCTCGAAAAGCGCCTGAGCGAGCTTGAGGGTAATCAGTCCGACTCGAGCAAGAACTTTTCAGGCGTGCTCAAGGTGAAAGGAACCACCGAGGATACGGTTTCCGTTGCTGGATTCACCGCAACTATTCAAGCGTTCAGCGTGAGCCGCATGGGTGCTCCAATCAATACCCAGCAGCAGAGCGTTGCGGTTGATGCGCCCGCGACTGAGGCGGTCACGGACCTGCCATTCACTTTGATCGCAGCGCCCAGCGGAGGCCTGGCACCCGGCTCGCGCCTGCCACACCAGTATTCGTCAGCGCGAGTCGTAAAGCGGGTTTCTGATGGGGTGGTGCTTACTGAGGGTGTTGATTATGCAGTGAAGCCGAACACCTGCTACATCTACGGCCTGCTCGACATAGCCAACGTGCCATGCACCATAAGCTATACCGGACACCTTCACCGATACGATCTGGTTTCTCTGAACCCTTCTAACAACGCCATTGTCCTGACAAAGGGCACCGGCAGGGCCATCGATCCTGAGGAATACAAGCCCGCTTTGCCGGAAGGCAATATCGCGCTCAACGAGATCTATGTATATCCGGGCGGAATCGATGTCCTGCAAACCTGGCGATTTCGCAAGCTGCGCGACCAATTGGCCGGACAGGCATATGACGACTGGCTTGCGTATTGCCGTGCCGTTTTGCCCAAGACGCTCGCCAAACTCCGTACGGGCCAGAAGATCCGCTTGATCGGATATGGCTCAAGCTCGGTAGATATGGGGCTCGGCAACCTCTCGCCGCTCGTTCCAAACGAAAACCGGGACCTCGCCACGTTCTTCGACAGGATTCCGGCTGACACCCGAGCCAAGTACCCAACCTATGACAACACCGACCCAGATTTTGCCTGGTCCACGCGATCTGACCATGTGAAGTACGGTTTCATCTGGAAGTTGATCGAGGCCATGCGCGAGCGGTGGGGCGCTGATGTGGAGTACAGAAACTGGGGCCTGGGTGGCACCAATTCGTCGAACAGCATCAACAATGGCGTGATGAATGGTGCTTATCCTGACCGCTTGAACGCGATGGTTGCAGACAATGGAGACCTGATGGTCCTGGCGTTCGCCAACGGCCTGGGCGCCAGTTACTGGTACAGCTCCCACAAAACCATCATTGAGGCCTTCAAGGCCCAAGGTGGGGAAGTGATTGTGCTTACTTCTCCAAGGCTTAACGTTTACGGCCAAGCCAGCCCGGGCGATACCGCCTGGAAGAAGTCCTACGACGACAGCATCCAGGTCGCGCTGGATACTGGAAGCGCGTACGTTCCAACCGCTCTGATTGAAGGGCCCGGCGTGGAAGGCAGCATCGGCATCAGCGTGAGGAATATGAGCAACGCCAACCTGGTGAACCATGGCGGCCCTATTCAGCTGGAGAGCACGGGCCACCTGATGGCCATGATCATCCCCTAAGCAAAACTTTCAATCGATAGCCCGCCCAGCGCGGGCTTTTTTTTCGCCTGGAGAAAACCCATGACTACCATTCCGCGTGGAGTCCGTAACCGGAATCCCGGCAATATCGACTTCAACCCACGCAATGCCTGGCAAGGCCAGCTCGGTGTAGAGGTGGGCGTGGCCAGCCCGCGCTTCGCCCGCTTTGACCAAGCCGAGAACGGTATCCGAGCCCTCGTAAAGCTGCTGCTCAACTACCGGGGCAAGAACGGCATGCCCGGCGTCGGCCGCCCCGGCATCGACACCCCGCTGGAGTTCATCAGCCGTTGGGCGCCCAGCACCGAGAACAACACCCTGGCGTACGCGCAGGCTATCGCCAAGCGCCTGGGTGTGGGCGTGCGCGACTCTATCGACATCTCCAAGCCGCAGGTGCTGCGCGAAGCCGTGGTCGGCATCATCGTCCACGAGAACGGCAGCAATCCGTACAAGGCCGAGGTAATCGACGAGGGTATCCGGCGGGCTCTGGCATGAAGGGCTGGGCCATATTGGCGGTTGCTGTGCTGCTGGGATCCCACTGGGCGGCCTACCAGCACGGCCGCTCGGTAGAGCGAGCGAACGCGGGGCAGGCATCAGCCCAACGAGACAGCGGTGACCGGCTAGCGAGGTCATCGGCGAACGATCGGCGCGCCAGGAAGAACACCGGAGCGCAGACGCGCAGCAAGAGGCGAGGGTAAAAGCGCATGAAGAAAGAACGATTGCTGATGCTGGCGCTGCTGACGCCAATGCTGCTGGCCAGCGGCTGCGCGACGAAGCCAGCAAGCTCGCCGCCACCGTCAGTTGCCCCAGCACGGATACCGCCGCTGTCTCCAGAGGCCAGGCAGCCACCCGCGCCGCCATGGTGCTCTCCGACCTGCTCGACCGGTCTGTCGCTACGAATCGAGAGTTGGCGCAGGCTTATGACCGCGCCCGAATAGCTGGGAAGCAGTGCGAGCAAGAGTACGAGGCCTTGCTCGGCAGAAAATAGAGGAGGAGTAGTGCGGATTGCTCGTACCACTTTTTGTACCAAAAGAGGTTTTTTTTATGGGGGATTCAGGGGGATTTATAGCCCCTGAAAGCCTTTAAAACCCCCTTTTCCAATA